GCTTTCTTTTTACGCTCGCGAAATTATGGGGGGGGTATTTGGGGCATGGGACGTCGAAATACCAACCCGGGCCCGGAAGTTGAAACCGCCGCGCGCGCCATGGCGTTCGCGATCGGTTGGATCCGGCACAAGGACCGCGCCGAGCACGGGCGCGAAGCAAACGCGAGGCTCGACTCGATCGAGCAATGGCAGGAATGGCTACCGGTCGCCGAGAGATTTTCGCGCGTACTTACCGAGCGCTAATCCGGGCGGCGATCTTGACGGCGTTTCTGTGGTCGCTGACGAATTCGCCGCCGGCGCCGGCGCCGCCGAAACCCGAACCAGTGAGCGAGCCCAGCTGGCCGGCGCTCGAGCGCTGGTGCCGCGTCTACGCCGCCGCGGGCGTGTGCCAGGCGTACCGTTAAATTCGAGGACTGAAGAAATGGCAGCAGGACGAAAACCGAAACCGACGAACCTGCGTTTGCTGCAGGGCAATCCCGGCAAGCGACCGCTCAACAAAAAGGAACCAAAGCCGAAGCCGCGCACGCCGCCCTGCCCGCGGCACCTCATGCCGCGCGCTAAAAAGGAGTGGCGGCGCGTGTGCAAGGAACTGCAAGCGCTGGGGATCATTACCGCGATCGACCGGTCGGTGCTCGCCATGTATTGCCAATACTGGGCGCGCTGGTGCGACGCGGAGGAACGCGTGCGCCATGACGGCGAAGTAATCCGCACGACGAACGGCAACCGGATCCAAAATCCCGAACTCGGCGTCGCGAACCGCGCGGCCGAGCTCTGCCACAAGTTCGCCGCCGAATTCGGCATGACGCCGAGTTCGCGCACGCGAGTCTCGACCGAATGGGCGGCGCCGCCGCTCGACGACGATTGGTAAATGCTGAAGCAGTTCGCGAAATACCCTTACAGTCGCGACGCTTACAAGTACGCCAGCCGGATCCGCGTCGGCCACGAGCCCGCGTGTCAGGAATTGCGGCAGGCATGCGTGCGGTTTCTCGACGACTTTCAACGCGAAGCGCCGTTCGACTACGTGTACGACGTCGCAAAAGCCGAAGCGGCGTGCGCGTTCATTGAAAAGCTGCCGCACACCAAAGGGGTATGGGCTGGCCGGCGCGAGAAAATAAAGCTCGAGCCGTGGCAGCGGTTCATCGTCTGCAACTTGTTTGGCTGGGTCGGCGACAACGGGCTGCGCCGGTTCCGCGAGTGCTACGCCAAGATCCCGCGCAAGAATGGAAAATCGTTACTCGCTGCGGCGATCGCGCTGCGGCTGTTCGTCGCGGACGACGAATTCGGCGCCGAAGTCTACAGCGGAGCGACGTCGGAAAAACAAGCGTTCGAGGTCTTCAAACCGGCGCGACTGATCTGCGCACGCACGCCGTCAATGTGCCGCAAGTTCGGAATTGAGGTACACGCAAAAAACCTTTCTGTTATGTCGACCGGGTCGAAGTTCGAACCGCTGATCGGAACACCCGGCGACGGCGGCTCGCCCAGCTGCGCCGTGATCGACGAATACCACGAGCACGCCAGCGACGACCAGGTCGAAACAATGGCCACCGGCATGGGCGCACGCCAGCAGCCGCTGCTGCTCAAGATCACGACGGCCGGTAGTTCGTTATCTAGCCCGTGCTACCTCGCCGAGCTCGACTATCGCAAAGTATTGTCACGCGTGTTTATCGACGAGCGCGTGTTCGTTGTCATATTCGGCAGCGACGACGGCGACGAGTGGACAGATCCCGCGGTGCTGAAAAAGGCAAACCCAAACTATGGCGTAAGCGTGGACGCCGAGTTCCTGCTGCGCCAGCAGCAAAAGGCAAAGCAATCGGCGCGGCATCAGAACGCATTCCGGCGCAAGCATCTGAACCAATGGACCGGCGCGCATACCGCGTTTTTCAATATGGATGCATGGAACAAGTGCGCCGACCGGACGCTCGACGTGCTCGAGCACGCGGGTAGCGTTTGCGTTCTGTCGCTCGATCTGGCGTCGCGGATCGATCTGGTCGCAAGCGTGAAACTGTTCGCCGATATGCGCGACGGCAAAATGCACTACACGGTCTATCCGAAATTCTACTTACCCGAAGCGACGGTGGCCGAGGACAACAACGATCATTATCAGGCGTGGGTAAACGACGGATTGATCGAGGAAACCGACGGCGAGGAGATCGATTTTAACGTGATCCAAACCGACGCCGAGGCCGAGCTCGCCGCGTACGACCTAACCGAGATCGTTTACGATCCATGGCGTGCGACGCAACTAGCGCAGGGGATCACGGCGAAAGGTGCGACCGCGATCGAGTGGCGGAACACGGTATCGGCAATGTCGCCCGCAATGTATGAAATCGAGGCCGCAGTCGCGGCCGGACGGTTCCACCATCCAGACCACGCGGTGCTCAATTGGATGGCGAGCAACACCGTTGCCAAGGTCGACGCAAAAGAGAACGTATACCCGCGTAAAGAAAAACCAGAAAACAAAATCGACGGCATCGTCGCCTGCATTATGGGTGTTGGCCGATTGATGGTCCGCAAGGACATAACGCCGCCGCAGATCCATGTCGTTTAATCCGCGAATAGCAATCGAGGTGCTCGCGTGGTTCGGCCTGGGCACGACGACGATCGGTATCTATCTATTGTGGGGACTGGCGCCGGCACTGATCGGCGGCGGTTTGTTTGTAACGGCAATGGCAATCAACGCTGCGAGGCTTGCGAATGTTTCTGACCGCACCCCAACAGATTAAGGAAGCTGGCAGGAGCGACGCCGAGATCCTCGCGCTGCTCGACGGCGGCGGCGGCGGCGGGCGAACGTCGTCCGGCGTGATCGTCACCGAAAAAAACGCCATGCGACAGGCGACGGTCTGGGCGTGCGTCAAGATCATTTCCGAAGTGATCGCGCAGCTGCCGATCGGCGTGCAGCAACGCGAGGGCGATAGCTGGATCGCAGCGCCGGATCACAAGGCACTGTCGCTGCTCAACGCACCGAACGATTGGCAAACCGCACACGAGTTCGTGTCGCACTTGTTCACCTGGTCGGAACTGCGCGGCAATGCGTACGCGCTCAAGGTGCGCGACGGCACCGGCGCCGTCGTGCGACTGATGCCGGTGCCGGCGGACTCTGTAACGGTTAAGCAGCTGCCCGACTGGTCGCTCGCTTATGTCGTGCGCCCGGAGGGAACCGGCGTCGCCGGCACGTTCCCGGCGTCGGAAATATTTCACTTTCGCAATTTCGGCACGAACTCCGTCGTTGGCATGTCGACGATCGGTCAGCTGCGCGAGTCGATCGGGCTCGCGCTGCGAACGGAACAGCACGGCTCGAAACTATTCCAGCACGGCGCGTCGATCGGCAAGGTTATCAGCGCACCGTCAGCAACGCCCGAGCAGATCACGTTGTTGCAGAATCAGCTGGCCGAAAAGTACGAGGGCGCGCAGAACAGTTTCAAAACCATGATTCTGCAGGGCGATATGAAGGTCGACACGGTCGCCATGTCGAACAGCGACGCGCAGTACCTCGAGGTCCGCCAGTACCAGAAGCAAGAGATCGCGAGCGCGTTCGGCGTGCCGCTGTTCATTCTCAACGACACGGCAAAAGCGACGACGTGGGGCACGGGACTCGAGCAGCAGCTGCGTGCGTTTCTCACGATCTCACTGCAGCCGAGACTTTGTCGGGCCGCGCAGACGTTCGCGCGTGAATTACTGCCGCCCGCCGAGCGTATGCGAACGCGGTTCGTTTGGGATACCGACATGCTTGCGCGCGGCGATTTCAAGGATCGCATGGTCGGCTATAAAACCGGCATAGAGGCGGGCGTGTTGAATCCGAACGAATCACGCGAACGCGAGGGATTGAACCCGCGCGACGGCGGCGAGGACTATCGCCAACCGCTAAACATTGGCACCGAAGGTGACGACACCGACGACGACGACGACACGCCACCGGGAAACCAACAGGAGTTATTCGACGATGAATAAGTTCGAACTGATCGACGATCGTCCGAAGTCGCGCCAAGCTGTGCGCCCGCTCAACATCAAGCAACTCGACACCGACGGCACGTTCGAAGGCTACGGCAGTGTTTTCGGCGTCGTCGACAGTTACGGCGACGAGATCCAGCCGGGCGCATTCACAGAATCGCTCGCGGCGCACAAGTCGAACGACTCAATGCCGAAGCTGTTATGGCAACACCGATCGGATGAACCGATCGGCGTTTACGACGAAATGCGCGAGGACAAGCACGGGCTGTTTGTCAAAGGCACGCTCGCCGTGCAGAAGTCGGTGCCGACGGCGGATAAGGCGTATTCGCTGCTGAAGATGGGCGCGGTCAACGGTTTGTCGATCGGTTTCAACGTGCCGATAGGCGGCGAGGAGTACGACGAAGAAACTCGCACGTGGAAAATCAACACGATCGATCTGTGGGAAACGAGCATCGTTACGTTTCCCGCAAATCGTGACGCACAGATCACGGAGGTCCGCGACGCATGGCGCGCGGAATTTCTCAAGGACGTACGAGATTTCGAGGCATTCTTGCGTGACGCAGGACTGTCGAAACGAGAGGCCAAACGCTTAATCGCGGGCGGCTGGCAGGCGATGCGGAGTGACGCCGCAGACGCCGACGATCCCGGTCAGTGTGACGCCGACCAGGTCGACGACGACGACGAAACGATCGCTCACACGAGCGGATTGATTGAACAAATCAGAGGTATCCGTAATGGATAAGGAATTGAAAACCACTATCGACGAACTCGGCGTCGCGTTCGCAGAATTCAAAGCGGCCGACGATCTGCGCTATAAGCAGATTATCGAGGACGGTAAGGCGACGGACGAAATCGTCGTCAACGTTCAGAAGGTCGACGCGGCGATCGCCGAGGTGCTCGAGCGTTTGTCGAAAGTCGAGGCGAAAGCGAATACGCCGCTGCTGATCGGCGAGGACGGATCGCACGTACCCGAAGCGCTTTACGACCACGAGGACGCATTCGACGATTGGCTGCGACACAACAAGCATCCCGAAACGATCCGGCGGCTCGAGGAGTGCCAACTTGCTGCCGCGGAATCGATTCGCAAATTGCCGAAGCGTTTGCAGCGTCGTTACAAGTCGGGCGCGTGGATGGATTTCGGCCGGATCAGCGAACCCGATCAGAGTCGTGCGATCACCATCACGACCACGGGCGGCGGTAACGCGATTCCGACACTGGTCAGCGATCGCATTGTGTCGAAAATCTACGACCTGAGCCCGATACGCCAGGTCGCAAACGTGCAACAGGCATCGAACGAAAATCACCGATTTATCGCACTCAACAATAACAGCATCGGCGGTTGGGTCGGCGCCGGCGGCGCTCGGTCGGAAACGACGACGCCGGTTTTCCACTTGGCAACGCTCACGTATGGCACCGCCTATGCCTACCCGTTCGTGCAGGAGGAAGCTGTCGACGATCTCGAGTTCGACGTCGCCTCACTGGTCGAGGACGTGTCGACTCGCGTGCTCGCGCAGCAGGAAGGCGTTGCGTTTGTCACCGGCAACGGCACCGACAAGCCGACGGGTTTTCTCGACGGCACGCCGGTCACCACGGCGGACGAAGGCGTCAGCCCGGAGCGTGCGTTTCAGGTTCTGCAGTATTTCCCGACGGGCGCCGCGGCTGCGTTCCAGCAGGATTACATTTTCGCGCCGTCGCCGGTAACGGCACCGGAAGCGGTTTTGATCGACACTATGATGGCGCTAAAAGCGGGATACCGTGCTAACGCTGTTTGGGTTATGAACAAGGCGACGCTCGGCGTGATCCGGAAACTGCGTGACGCAAACGGCAATCTGCTATGGGTGCCGGGCCTCGCGGCCGGTCAGCCGAACGGGTTGCTTGGCTATCCGATACTCGAGGCGGAAGCGATGCCCGATATCGGCGCGAACACGTTCCCGATCGCGTTCGGTGATTTCAACGAAGGCTATCAAATTGGCGACATCGTCAATACCTTGCGCATCACCGTCGACGACAACATAACGGCACCGGGCAATATCAAGTTCTACATCCGGCGACGGTTGGGCGGGAACAAACTAAACGACGACGCGATCAAGCTGGTCAAGGTCGCCGCTTCCTAATCTATCCCGCGGCCCCGAGCCGACCACGTAGGCGGCGGCGGCGCGATTGTGCGCCGCCGCCACAATGCAAAAGGAGCAGCTATGAAAGCAACAGTACTTCGCGAATTCCGCGGCGCACCGGACGGCGAAAAGCACGCGCGAAAGTTTGTCGTCGGTGACGAGATCACCGGCAATTTCGCCGCCGATATGGTCGCCGCCGGACTGGCGCAGCAGGAAGGCGGGCCCGCCCGCCCAAACTCGAACAAGTCCGCCAAACCGGATCGCAACCGGTAGTCGTTATCGGCAGCGGCCCGAGTCTGCTGCAGGCTGACGTCGACGCGTGCCGCGGGCGCGCGATCGTGATCGCAATCAGCGACGTGTATCGCGTGGCGCCATGGGCGGACTATCTGTATTCCTGCGACTATCACTGGTGGGATTTTCACTATTCCGAGCACAACCCGAACCTGCACGCGTTCAAAGCGTTCGCCGGCGAGCGGTGGACGGTCGACGAAGGTGCCGCGATCAAGTACGGATTGCACCGTCTGAAAGGCGTCGACCACGCTGGGCTCGGGCAGGACTGCATTCACACGGGCAGCAATAGCGCCTACCAGGCGATCAACCTCGCGTATCTATTCGGCGCGCGTCGGATCCTGCTGCTCGGAATCGATCTGCAACATGGCGAACTCGGGCAACAGAAACGGCACTTTTTCGGCGATCATCCGCCGCGGTTCAACGTCGACCAGCCGTTCGATTTGATGCAATGGGCGTTTGCAAATCTGCGCCCGGAGCTCTACGGAATCGAGGTGACGAACTGCACCCGCGGCGGCGCGCTGGAAGTGTTCCCGCGTGCCGATCTCGAGGTCGCGCTCCGTGTTCCACGTGGAGCGGATCCCAAACCCGCCGGCGCGGGCACCCCGGAAACGGCGCTGTAGCGCGGTCGCAAAAACCGTTTTGCACACTTTCGACTTATTCGAACCAGGCGAACCGCGAATCGGCGTCGTGATCGGCACGGGCCCGAGTCTGACCGCGGACCAGGTCGCCAGCGTGTCGCACCTGCGAACGTTCGGCTGCAATAACGCGTTCGAGTTCGGCCTCGACGTCCACCTCGCCTGCAACTGGCAGTGGTGGGATACCTACTGGCCGCAGATTCGCGACTACGACTGTGCGAAGTGGACCACGCGCCCCGAAAGCGCGGCGAAGTATGGGATCCACTACATAGCCGAACGGTGGGAACCGGGGCTCTCGACGGATCCGGATTACATCTGCGCGCACCACGGATCGGGACCGCAGATCGTCAACCTCGCGCTGCACTATGGGTGCAAGGTAATGCTGCTCATTGGTTGGGACATGCGTTACGCCGGCAAGATAAACCGCCACGCGTACGCCGCGCCGCGGCACTATTTCGGCGAGTACCCGTCGCACTTGCAGCACTGGCCGATGACCGGGCCCGACGGCGAGCTCGAGGGATTGATTCGCGAAATGCAAACCATCACGCCGGCCGACTACGGCGTGGAAATAATCAACTGCACCGAACGGAGCGCAATGCGATGCTTTCCATACCGATCACTATCGGCATGTCTGACCGATTTCGAATTATCGAGGGACTGACCGAGCGCAGCATTTTGCGCAACACGTCGACGCCGTGCGAGATCAGCCACGTTGCGACCGTACCGGAGGAAGGCTGCACCGGATTTTCAAACGTGCGCTACCGGGTCCGCGACGCTATCTATCTGGATCCGGACATGATCGTGCTCGGCGACATTGCGGAGTTATGGGAGCTGCGCGAGGCGGGCCGCTTCGTTTGCCTGCGCGACGGGACAACGGAGGTCGCGATCATCACCGGGTACGAACACACCTGCAGGAACAAACGCGAGGAGCACTTGCTGGCCAAGTCGTGTGTGATTCCGCTCAATTGGAACGTCGAGGACAAAGTAACCGACGGCGCCAAGCTGGTGCATTTTACCGATCTCTCGACGCAGCCGTGGTTTCACGATCACCCGGATCCGGACGCGGTCGCACTTTACGAGGCGTATCGATGAGCGACATTATCGCCGACCGCGCCAAGTTCGAACGCGGTTGGAGTGGCGGACTGCCCGAGACTCCGTGCGGCTACGGTTCGAAAATGAGTACGACCGAACTGCAGCGCGAGTGGATCCCGGAAGTAATCACGCGCTATGGGATCGAGACGATCTGCGACGTCGGCGCCGGCGATCTCAACTGGTTGCAACATATGGATCTGCGCGGCGCGCACTATCTCGGCCTCGATCTGGTTCCGCGCCACGAGCGAGTAAACCGGTTCGACTTGCTCGAGGAACAACCGCCGCAGTCCGATCTGATCCTGTGCCTATGGGTGCTCAATCATTTGCCCTACGCCGCAAGCGAGCTCGCGCTTAGCAACCTGCTGACCAGCGGGTCAAAATATTTAATGATGACCGATCGCCCGAAGTGGCACGCCGAGCAACCGCCGTTGATCGCGGAGCTCGCGAAGCACTCGATCGAATCGATAATCGTTGAGCGCGTCAAGCGTGACGCGATACACCTAATCGATATCGTCGCGGCGGTTGCTGCCGCCGCCGGCGACGTCGGCGAGGAAGTCGTTTTCACCGACAGGAAGCGGAAACGCAAGTGACGGGGAGCGCGCGCTGGCATGTTGTCGCCGGCTGGATCTCGCACATCCGACCGTTGCTCGGCGCGGAGGTCGGCGTAAAGGAAGGGCGGTTCATTGCGCACCTGCTGCACCAGTATCCGTCGCTCGAAATGTACGCCGTCGACCCGTGGGAGGATCAGCCCGGCGCGAACGAGGACTATATCGGCTGGAACTGGTCGGTGATTTATTCGCAGTATCTATCGGCGGTCAATCCGTTCGGCGAGCGCGCGATCGAAATGCGGATGCACAGCGAGTGCGCCGCGCCATTGGTCCACGTCGGCGCGCTGGATTTCGCGTTCATCGACGCACAGCACGACTACCGATCCGTGCGTCGCGACATCGAATTGTGGCTACCTAAGATCCGCACCGGCGGTCTGCTGTGCGGTCACGACTACGACCGCAATTTCCCCGGCGTCGTGCAAGCGGTCGACGAGAAGTTCGGCGACGAAATAATGCGCGGCGCCAATGCCGTCTGGGGTGTGTGGTGCTGACTGTTTTTTGCGTTTTCTGGGGCGACAAGTACTCGCCGGGTTACGTGTACACATTACGCGACGCGGTGGAGCAGCACCTGCGCGAACCGCACGAGTTCGTGTGTATAACGACAGCAACGCTACCCGGCATCACGACGCGATTGCCGCCCGTCAGTTATTCGGGTTGGTGGCAGAAAATCGGACTATTCTCACCGACGCTCGCCATGGGTCCGAGTATTTACTTGGATCTCGACGTCGTTATCTGCGGCGAGCTCGACTACCTGGTCGAGTACGCGAACACACCGCGCGGCCGCTTGTGCGCGCCGGCGAATTGGGCGCAGTCCGGGCACGGCGGCATTCAAAGCTCTGTCATGGCGTGGTCGGGCTGGTGGGACAAACCGCAACGCGAGTTCGACTACCCGATCGACTCGGAACGATTTTACGGCGACCAGGAATATCTGTGGCACTTGCTCGGCAACGATTGGATTCGTCTACCGGGCGTTTGTTCGTATAAGTATCACTGTCGCGGAAAACAAGCACCGCCGGCGGATGCGAGCGTGATCGCGTTCCACGGTCGCCCCGATCCGCATGAGCTCGAGGTCAACGAACCATGGATATTGCCGTTCACGTCAATCCTGCGCAGGCACATCAAGTCGAACACGGCGTGTGGCTCTCGCGAGGCTTTGAAGCGCACGGGCTGACTGCTCGCGTCACGCACGACCCGCGCGCGCCGGCGGACGTTCACGTCGTCAGCGGCCCGCACTTTGCAAAGCAGTATTGGCTCGAGCACGAGCGCACGATCTGGTTAGATCGCGCCTACTACCGATTTGAACCGCAAGGCCGCTACATGGCGAGTATGCCGAACGTGTCGCTTGGTTGGCTGCGGCCCGACGGCGGTCGCAAGTTTTTGCTCGGCACCGGGCGCGCGCCGCCCGAGATCGACGACCAGGCCGGCGACAGCGGGACGATTTTCCTCGCCGACTATGGCGGCACGGTCGAGCAAGCCGACACCGTACGATTGCACCCGGAAATCGAAAAGCCGACCGAGTCGTTGTACGCGGCACTGACGCGCCATCGGTTCGCCCGCGGTTATCTGAGCACAGCGCTAGTTCGCGCGGCACTGCTCGGTCTTGAGGTAACGGCGCTCGACGCGACGCATATTCTCAACGAGCCGAACTGGCGCGACCTATTACCGTTTGCCGATTGGCACTGGTCCGACATCGAATCGGGCGAAGCATGGGGGCACCTTAGCAATGGCTTATGAGCTGCGAACAACCGAACCCGCCGGCGTACCGATATCGGCCGAGGACGCGAAGAAACACGCGCAGGTCGAGCACACCGACGACGACGGATATATCGCGTTGCTGATCCAAGCCGCGACGAACTATGCCGAGAACTACACCGGGCGCGCTTTTTTCACGCAAACGCTGACGCATTACGTCGACGCGTTCCCGATCACGACATTTAAGTTGCAGCGCCGCCCGATCCTATCTGTCGCGTCGGTCACATATGTCGACGCAAACGGCGCGACGCAAACGCTGGCCGCGAGTCAATACAAGTTGAGCATCCCGCAGGGGATCGTAGAGCGCGCGAACGGCGTCAGCTGGCCGGCGACGCGGCTCGAGGCCGACGCCGTGTTGCTCGCCTACGTTGCCGGGTATGGCGATCAGAACGCAATCCCGCAGGCGCTGCGCCAGGCGATCGCGATGATTGTCGCGCACTGGTACGAGGCACGTGTGCCGATAGTAACCGGCACGATCGTTGCCAAGGTGCCGCTGCACGTCGAGTCGATCCTCGATCAATACCGGATCTATGCCGTATGAACCCCGGCACGCTGCGCCACATGGTCACGATCCAGAAAACGACGCAGACGCAGAACGCGCGCGGCGGCACGGTCGACACCTGGTCGACGTTCGCGACCCGGCGTGCGTCGATCAATCCCGTGAAAGGCACGGAGAAAAACGCCAACAGCACCGTGCGCGGTGATACGACGCACGTGGTAGTACTTCGATACCTCGCCGGCGTCACGACGAAGCACCGGATCCAGTTCGGCACGCGCACGTTCGAGATTCTCGCCGCACTCAATCCCGGCGAGCGAAACCGGCAACTCAACCTCGAGTGCCGCGAGGAAAACGTCTGACCATGGCGAAGCCTATCGGATTGCAAATGCTCGGCGCCGCCGAGCTCGAGCGGTTACTGCGTCGCACACCCAAGCGAATACAGGGGCGCGTCGTGCGCAACGCGACCCGCGCCGGCGCGGTGATTTTCCGGCGCAAGGCAAAAGCGAAAGCACCGAAGCGCAGCGGGCAACTGCGGCGCGGGATCATTATGCGATCGCGCCGCGGCCGCGACCGCGACGAGTTCCGCGTCGTCGTCGGCCTGCGATCCGGCAAGCGATCAGCCGGCGGTGCGTTCTACGGGCTGTTCGAGGAGTACGGAACAAAGCACCACCGCGCGCGCCCGTTCATGCGCCCGGCATTCGACGAAGGCAAAGACCAGGCTGCGACCGCGGTGATCGATCGCCTTTGGGAACGGATCGAGGTCGAGTTAAGAAAATGAGCAACGCCGAAACACGTTTGTATGACGCACTGCGACTCGACGGCACCGTCGCCGGCATAGTGTCGACGCGGATTTACGAGGAAAAGCTACCGCAAGACGTCACCTACCCGGCGCTTGTGTATCAACGAATAACCGCCCGATCACTCTACGATCTGCAGGGTTACACCGAACTAGAAAACCCGCACATTCAAGTCGACTGTTGGGTGCGCGACTCGAACGATCTCGAGACACTCGTGCGCGCCGTGCTGGACGCTGCGCGCGCGGCGACGACTTTCGCAGTCGCTGGTCACGACGACCAGCAGTTAGAAGTTGACGAGCCCGATCTCTACCGCCGCTCGTTGGATATTTCAATTTGGAATCGAGAGGTCTAAGCAAATGACAGCACGCGAAGCACAAGGGATCATCGTTGCACGAGGCGACGCTGCGAGCCCGGAAGTCTACACGACGATTGCCGGCGTGCAGGGTTTCAGCGGGCCCGGCGGGCAGGCGTCGGTGATCGACGTCACGACACTACAGAGCACCGCAAAGGAAAAGCTCGTCGGCCTGCAGGATGAGGGGCAGATATCGATCGACGTTCTGCACGATCCGGCCGATGCCACACACACCGGGATCCGCACCGATCGCACGAATCGCACGCTGCGCAGCTGGCGAATCACCTTTACCGACTCGCCGAACAGTGTCGCGACGTTCTCAGCGTACGTGCTCGGCACGCCGATCACGGGATCCGTCGACGAAGCGGTGACGATGAGCGTCACGCTGGAAATATCCGGAATAGTTACTTGGACGTAAAACAACCAGGAGCACTAAACGACTTATGGGCAAAGAGACTAAACCGAAACAACAACCGCCGCAGGCACCCGACACCGCGGCGCCGCTGACGCTCGAGCAGATCCTCGCCGGCACCGACGTTTTATACAAGGACGTTCCCACGCCAGAGTGGGGAGCGAATTCGGTCGTGCGCGTGCGCGCACTGTCGGGTATTGACCGCACAACACTAATGGCAACGTCGGGGGAAGTGACGGTTGCGGAGGAACGGCTGCAATTCTTGGCGCTCGCGATCTGCGATCAGGATCTCGAACCTATGTTTACCGATCCGGCCGATATCGAGCGACTCGGCAAAAAGTCGTGGAAGGTGCTCGAGCGTTTGACGATGGAAGCGCAGCGACTTAACGGGCTGGCACCTGAGTCACTCGAGGACGCAATACAGGACTGAAGCAGCGGCCGGATCGTTTGTTCTGGCACCGTCTAGCGTTAGCGCTGGGCGGGCGAACCGTCCGCGAGCTACAGACCGATATGTTGTCCGGCGAATTTACGGATTGGATGGCGTACTACAGTATCGAACCGTTCGGCGAGGAACGCGCAGACCTGCGCGTCGCGATCGGCCACGCACTGCTTGCGAACATTAACACCAGCAGCAAACGGCGGAAGGTCTACAAGCCGAGCGACTTTATGCCGTTTATCCCGCGAGAGAAACGCGAACTCGCGGCGGCGAAGAAATTCAAGGCGGAGCTAAAAGCATATGGCGGCAAGCGTACTTCGTAGCCTAATCGTCGACATTCGCACCCGGTCGGCCAAGTTTGAACGCGGGATGAAACAGGCCGCGCGGCAAACGACATCCTTTCGCACGATCGTCACGAAAACGGGCGGCGCGCTGCTCAAGTTCCAGACTGCGATATCCGGCGTCGCCGGTATAGGTCTGCTTGCGCTCACCAAAAAGGCGATCGCCGCCGGCGATCAGATCAACAAGCTCTCGACGCGGTTGGGCGCATCGACCGAAGCGCTCTCGCAATACCAGTTCGTTGCCGAGCGCACCGGCGTGCAGTTCACGACACTAACGACCGGCATTCAGCGCGCGACCCGGCGGATCGCAGAGGCGGCAATAGGAACCGGCGAGGCGAAAGGCGCGCTCGCCGAACTCGGACTCGAGGTGCAGTCGCTTAGCCGGCTGCGGCCGGAGCAGCAATTCGAAGCGATCGCCGATGCCATGCAGGGCGTCGAAAAGGATTCCGACAAAGTTCGGCTCGCGATGAAGCTGTTCGACACCGAAGGCGTGGCGCTGCTGCAGACGATGGAAGGCGGGTCGGCCGCGATCCGCGAACTGCGCAAGGAAGCTGACGCGCTGGGTCTGACGCTCGACAAAGCAACGGCCGACAAAATGTCGGAAGCAAAGGATGCGACGACTCGCCTGACGTCGGCAATGCAGGGGCTCGGCAATCAGCTGGCGGTCGAGTTCGCCGACGACATTACGACGTTCGTGACGAAGCTCAAGGACGGCACCGCCGAGTTAAAACTGTTTCTTTCGTTCGTTAATGTCTTGAACACCGACCAGGGTCGGCTGGCCGATATCGCCGGCGATCTGACGAATCTGCGCACCCGCCGCGACATTCTGTTGTCGCAGGTCGAAGCGCTCAAAGCATCGGGGCAGGAAGCGGCCGATCTGAAAACGCGCACCATCGAATTGCTCGAGGTGCAGAAACAGATTCTCGCATTGCAAAAGGAACGCGCGGCGATCGGTGAGAGTAGCGCCGCGGCCGAAGCCGGTCGCGCGCCGCCGATCTCGATCACGGAAGGGCAACGCGTGCCGATCGGACTGCCGAACCTCAACGTGATCGAGGAACAGGAGCGCGCAAAGCATCAGCTGATTTTCGAAATCCTGCAGGAAGAACAAGCAAGGATTCTCGCCGAGCGGCAAAAGCACCTCGACATGTGGATCGAACCCGAAGCCGAAGCGACGCGCAAGTATGCGGAGCAAGCGGCGGAGCGGATCCGAATCGAGGAAACAGCGAGCGAAATGATAATAACCGCGCGCATGGCGGCACTGTCGCAAGGCGTCGCACTCCTGCAGGCATTCGCCGGCAAGAGTAAGTCGGCAGCGATCGCGGCGATCGCGCTGCATAAAGGGTTGGCGATCGCGAACACGATCATGTCGACCAAAGCAGCCGCAATGCGCGCGCTCGAGGAACTCGGCCCGATCGCGGGCCCGCCGGTCGCCGGTCAGATCACAGCACTCGGCGCGGCATCTGTGGCAGCGATCGCAGCGACCGGACTCGCGCAGGCCGCGTCGGTCGGCAGTGGCGGGATCAGCGGCGCCGGCGGCGGCAGCGGTGCGAACCCCGGCGAACCGTCGAACCCGATCACCGTCAATCCTGAAAGCACGTCGCAGTCGAGCGTGACAATCCATATCACCGGCAACGTGTTGAGTCGCCAGTTCGTGCTCGACGACGTAATCCCCGAGATCCGTGACGCCGTCAACAATCGCGACGTCGTAGTGATCGATGCGGGAACCCGACAGCAAGCGGAGCTCGTCGCATGAGTTATTTCGAATACCGCGCCGAGCGCCAACTCTCGACAGGGCATGTGGCCGGCACCGAATATACGCTCGAGTTCAACGCGAGCCTATCGGCGCCGAGTGGATCGGTTAACAAACGCACTAACGAATCCGTCGGCGGGCAGTTCGAAGGGCTGCGACACGCCGGCGTCGGCACCTGGTCGATACAAGCCGCGCAGATCGCGCTCGCCGACATCGATCTGTGGCAAGAATTCCTGCACTCCGTCGACAACTACGAACCGTTCGAATTCGATCCGTTCGGCACGGTCGCCATTCCGTCGACGTCTATCACCCGCGCCTATCTCATAACGGAACAATGGTCGTTCGACCGACTCGAGGTCGGGCTCGACGTGTTTCGCCTAACGGTCCTAAAACTGCGCACTTATGTTAATTGATAACAACAACTTCTCGAGCGCTAACTTTGCGCTCAACAAACAGGTACACGTCACGGTCGGCATGTCGCTAGATTTGGCCGACACGAACGTCGTCTATGCCACGAGCGACGTGCACGCCAAGTACCCGACCGGCGCGAACGTGCTCAACGATACATTGCGCAACGTCGACGGCGTGTCGCAACGCGTGACGCCGGAAAAAGCGATATCAGAAATCGGCAATCTGAAGTTCGAGGTAATCGATCCGCGCAACTTCGTCAAGGACGGCGAGTTCGGCGCCGGCGATTGGACGACGGTATCCGGCGACGTCACGATCGACACGGCGAACCGACAGGCGACGTACGGCGGCGGCGCCGCAACCCTTGCGCAAACTAACAACCGCTTCGCGAGCGGCGACAGCTGCATAGTGCGGTTCGGGATCCGCGGGCGCACGGCGGGCTCGATCCGTATCGATCTCGGCGGCACCAATGGCACGCTGCAAAGTGCCGACGGTTATCACACGCAAACGATCGTCGCCGGCGCCGGCGGCTCGATCACGTTCGAGGAGCAGTCCGGATTCGACGGGTCCGTGTATGGACTGTCGATCTCAAAGGAAACGGAAAGCGGCACGCTGACCGAGTTGATCGAGGACGCAATAAACACCGACGGAGACGGCATGCGCCGCGCTCGCGTGCAGGTCTGGGTCGGTTACGGCACTATGATATGGGCGGACTACGAACTGCGGCACACGTTTTTCGTCGACCGCCCGACCTACCGCGATAGCGTTTACACGATCGACGCATCCGACGCGCAGCGGTTCGCACGCAAGGACGTTTTCGACGTCCACACAACGACGCTCAAAACCGACATCACTGCGACGCAAACGCACATACCCGTTCACGAGCCGAATAAAACCGACACGTTTTTCTTAGTCGACCACGACGGCGGCTACAGCGACGCGCCGAATACCGCCGTGTGCTACGTCAAGATCAAGGACGAGATAATCCGTTGCGGCGATCATCCGACGTTAGGCAACGCGAGCACCGCATTGTTCACGCACACAACCGACGGAATCAGTCTGCACGTTTTGGCGCGCGGCGCGTTGAGTTCGTCGCAAGCGGCGGTCGATCTCAATTCGGGCGCCGACAATGATCGCCAGCCGAAAATCGAAGAGGTCGTTTATCTCGAGGGCCCGGCGATCAAGATCCTGCGCTCTGTAATGGATGGCACACTAATCGGGCAGGGCGCCGACACGACGCCGGCGCACTGGCACGCGGACATGCCGGCGGCGTACATCCGTGCGGCCGATTTCACCGGCATCGGCGTCGACCTGTACGACAGCACCTCGCCGGCTGACGGTAGCGATCCCGAAGCGATCCGGCTGCGTTTTATCGGGATCAAGAAACAGGACGCGAAGCGGTTCATCGAGCGCGAAATTCTGTTGTGGATCGGCGGATACATGCCGGTCTATGCGAGCGGCGAGATAGGACTAAAGCGGTTCACGCAGGTATTGAACGACGCCGACTACGTGGCCGAGCTCAACAATGAAACGATCGCCGCTTACGGGGAGCTCGAGCACTCGCTGCCCGACATAATCAACACGATACAAGTCGATTGGAATTTCAACCACCTCGAGAAGGCCAAGGACGACCAGTACACGAAATCGAATGTGCTAATCGACACGGACTCAATTGCGATCTGGGGTAAGGCGAATACCAAACGTTTCGTTTTCCGCGGCGTCGCGACCGCAGTCAACAACGACGAGAACCTGCGCACACACTTCGACACGTTCCGATCGCGCCACGCGGGCCCGCCGCTGCGGCTGACGCTGCGCGTCTTTCACCGGTTCAACGTGCTCGAGGTCGGCGACATTGTTCGCGTAAATCTTTCGCAGATCCGCGACATACACACCGGAACCGGGCTCGATCGATCGTTCGAAGTGCAAAAGTCGTCGACGGATTGGGTGACGGGTGCGGTCAATCTGACATTGTTCGGATCCTCGCAGGCCGCGGGCGCGATCACTGAAAGCGTCGCCGCGTCCCACCTGGCAAACACGTGGTACACGTCGCAAGGCGCGACCGATCTCGACGTGCCGCTAAATATCAGCGGCGGCAACATTATCAGCAATGGCAACCTCACCGCCGGCGACTATTTTTATCTCGGCAATTTGCAGCTGAATTCGGGCGTGACGATCACGATCAATGGAACGGTGCGCATTTTCGTGCGCGGGTTTTTCACGCAGCTGGGCTCGTTTGACGGCGTCGGGCGCGGTGAGAACGGCGGCAACGGGCAAACGCTGTACACCAACAACGCGACGCAGGGCGTCGTCGGTTATGTCGGCTCGCCGTCTGCTGGTGGCGGACTGCGGCACACAAATCTGTCGCAGTCGACGCAGTTCATCGGCGAAAAGGAACCGAACCCCGGCGTTGCCTGGTCTTATGCGCCGGCGCTCGGCGCACTGCCCGAGTTCGCGCTCACAATCAACGCCGCCGGAACGTCGCTGACCGGATTGCCGACCAAGCTGACCGGATCCGGCGGGCCCGGCGGGATCGGCACCGGCGACTATGGATCGACACTAAACGCGAACGGCGGCGCCGGCGGCGACGGTGGGGCGGGTCTGCTTATCATCGCGCGCGGAATGTCTTTCGGTGCGAGCGCCGATATCGATACCAGCGGCGCCAACGGATCCGCCGGACAAGCGAGTGTTTCACGCGGCGATAATTACTGGGCGGGCGATGGCGGCGGCGGCGCACCCGGTGGATTTGTTCTGCTGCTCGACGGCGACAGCACGCCGCCGAACGCAGTCGCCCGGCGCACCGCGAGCCACGGTGCGAGCGTTATCCGCGGCACGCGTGACGAGCGCACGACCGGATCCGATCTGCTCGGTTGGCTACTCGACGAGATCCCGGATCGGTCGTCGTGGTATTTCGGCACGCAGGCGCACACGCAGATAAATGCGCAGACAAAAATCCAGTTTATTCCGGAACCGATCGGCGTCGAGGAGGAAGTGATCGGCATCGTGCAGATCGCGACGCCGTCGGCGCCGACGATCACGAAAACGTCTGAACTGCAGGCAGTCGGCCCGGCAATCGGCAATCTGATCGCTAGCGCTACTATTTCGTGGACGGTGACAACGGACGCAGCATTCAGCGCGTACGAAATACAGGCGCGCCGGACGTCGGCGGCAGCGTGGCGCACGGTCGCGATCGTTAGCGATTCCACGGTCGACGAGGTCTCAATCAATATATCCGAAGGCGAAGAATGGGAATCTCGATTGAGGATACTGTCGGTAAATAACGGCGGCGATTCCGAGTGGTCGATCGCTGGCAATCAAATCATTGGCTATTCTGCGCGCGGGCTGTTCAAGCAGCTCCAATACAACCAGGGCCCCGGTGGTTCGAATTATGGTCTAGGCGTAGATATGGCGCGCTCGGGTTTGTTCTGCATCGCTGGCGCACCTACCGGCGCCGATGGTCTGAAAGTAAACCTAATGAAAAAACGCGGGATATGGGAAGTCGTCAACGAGACAATTCTCAGTCCCGCCACGACGGCGGGCAATTGGGGGCACGCCGTAAGTATCGCCCAGAACGGCCAGCGCTTTATGGTCGGTGACTGGGCAGACACTGAAAACGGCGCCGCATCGGGCAGGCACGTTATCTATAGTTTTTTGGATGGCGTTTTCACCATCGAACACAACGTCGCCGGATCAGCCGGTGAGGGTCGCGGCGAATCGGTTGCTATCAATAAGGACGATGGGATTTTTGCCTGCGTCGGTGCATCGCGATACAACAACGGTGCCGCGAACGACGGGCGCATTCACATCTACAAACGCACCGGCACGGCTTGGGCACCTTATGGCGCGTCGCCGGCACCGATCAACGGGCCGGCATCGGGGCAGCGTTATTTCGGCCACGTCGTGCGCTTTTCCGCTGACGGTTCGACGCTCGCCGTGCTCGCGACAGATTTCGGCCTAGGCACGGATGGGCGAGTGTATATCTATCGCGACACCGGCACGGCGTTTACCGAGCGTGACACTTTTGACGTACCCGAGGCAGGGTTGAGTCTGACGACCCGCGACGCTTTGACGATCAGCGACGACGGCACGTATATCGCTGTGGCATCGCCAAATCACCCGTCAACGCCGACTGAGGGCGGCGTGCATATCCTGAAAGAAACAACGACGGACACTTGGACGTTGCAGCAGACGATCGAATTTCAGGACGTTTCCAACCCGACACAATTCGGCAAAAGTCTGGCATTCGGACCAGGCGACGCACCTACGCGCATCGCCGCGGGCGCGTCTGATTGGCACAGTGCAGACCATGCAAACGTCGGGCAGGTGCAAATCTGGGATAGACAAACGGATAGCGAAGTATGGACGCTGATCCAAGCAATCGAAACGCTCGAGCCGTTCGCCAATCAACTTTTCGGCAGTTCCGTTGCCATGAGTCACGACACATTGATCGTCGGCTCGGTCGGCGGTTCGTCACTTGGCGGCGGCGTCTACTGGTTCGAAGCAGTTAATATCCTAGAGGCATAATTGATGGGACTCGATCTGATCCAAATGTGCTCGGCCGAATACGACGGTTGGCAGGCGACGAAGCGATCACCGACGGTGGATCAATTGCGGAACATGACGCAAGCGGAGCTCGACGCATGGGTCGACGAAAGCGTGCAGGATTTGCCGGCGGCGATCGCGCAGATAAAGGCGCTTACAAAATTAAGCATGTATCTGTTGCACCGTGTCGACGGTCGCCCGCCCAAAGTGAGGATCGCGCTAAAAGCGCTCGATGATGCACCGCCGCCCGTCGAATTGATCGTGATCGGGGCGCGCAAAAATGCCTGATAGTATTGCTAGCCCATGGATAGCGCCGACGCTGTCGGGAACATGGATAAATTACAACGACTCCGCCACATGGACGACGGCCGGCTATCGCAAGAATCCTGACGGGCTCGTGCTGCTCAAGGGGTTAGTTGAAAACGGCGCAGCGCCGGCGTCAGAAATTTTTGTGCTCGACGCCGGATTCCGCCCGACCGCGGAAATCAGTCCCGCTGTCATGTGCTTCGACGGTACGAACTACACAATCGCGCGGATATACATCGAAACAAACGGCGGTGTGAATTTTCAAACAACCTTAACTGGCGCATGGAGCACGACGACAGGTATCGTATTCCTCGACGGTCTGGCGTTTTACGCCGACCAGGGCAGGCAATAGATTATGGCGAAACCAACGATCGACGAGCTGCTTGGCAAAACTGCCGTCGAACTGCGCGAGCGCACCGACCGCGCGCCGATAGAGCCAACGGCACGGCACGTACACGAGATTTACTACAGGCGAGCAGATGACACGTATTGGCGCGTTACCTACAAAAACGAACTAAGCGACCGCCGCGACGACGGCGGCCGCGGCGTCGAGATCATGCAAGTTTGGGTGAAACCGCCGGCCGTAGAATATACGGACGTCGACCCGACTTAGCTGTAGACAAAATACACGGCACCGTCGGAGCAAGTGAGCTTCGTTCCGTAGGTCGTTGCAGCAAACGCCGCCACGCCCGTTTGGCATATTTCCTGGTATGTTCGCCAGGTGTCTGCCCGAACTTGCTTCCCGCCGCTGCAACCGACTGCAGCTGGCACCATTCCTGCAATAACAAGAATCGTCACACAAACCCGCACTTTTCCCCGTAATATCCACAATTTCTGCACAGCTTTTCTCCCACCTTACAAGTTGACCAGGCACACCCGCGGCGGTTAAATTCCGACGCGAGATCCGTGCAGGCTCTATCAATCCAATGCGAAACGCAATCTCTGCTGCCCTGTTTGTCCTACTGATTCTAGTCGTAAGCGGTGACTATGGCGCTGGCTAGCAACGTCGTGACCGAGCTCGTGCGCGCAGGCATGTCGGCCTGTTGTGTGTTCTGCAATGATTGGTTCCGACCGCTGCCGCGCCGGCGCATGTTCTGCCCGTCGTGTCCGCCCGATCGGATCGATCCGGAACCGCCGCTCGAGAATTCTTGGCCGACGCCGCAACCGGATCCACCGGCACCCGATCAACTCGAACTGGCGGACAATTGGCCGACGCCACCTGGTCAACCTCCGTGCTACCTGTGCGGCGGGCGCGTCGGTCACGACATGGTCTGCGAGTGCGGCGCGTTTAATGGCTGACCCGCGGCAAGTGACGTCCGACTGCTTGATCGCTCAACGGCTGCGCGAGCGTCTTGCCGATTGCGATTTCGCGCTCGGCGGCACAAAGGAATTCAGCAGGATCCACCGCGCGGAGCGTGATTACTTTCGCGCCGCGCTCGAGACTATCGCCGGCGGATCCGAACCGACAGCGGCGATCGTCGCAACAACCGCGCTCGACGCCATGGACAAACGCGCGCGCCCGAACCCGCCGGCGCCGCCGCCGCCGCGCGTGATCGATCGAACATGGGGCGCCGCATTCCGACGATTGCTGCGTCCGAAAACCTGAGCACCAATGTTCGGTGCGCCATAAGGAGCGGCAAGCCGAAGAGTTTTATAAATTGCTTGGCTGGATTAGGGGGGGCACTCGCAACTGCCCCCCCCGCTTTTTATCGGGAGACTTTGAGGCATGGCAACAATCAAAAAGCACACGCGCAGGGATCCGCTGTGCATCTATTCGACGGAATGGCGCTGGTTCATGGAACTCGACGACGAAGAACTCGCGCACTACCTGGTCGGTGTCCACAACCGCCAACGCACGGATCCGGCGGCGCCGGGACCATGTTTAGGCCGAAGGTATGAGCACGCGCCGCCATTTCCCGCAGGCGACGGGCGCACTCGCCGCGGCGTGCGTGTTTCCGATCTTGAATGCCGGGGCTCGGATCAGGAGGTAACTGGTGATTGACCCTGACGACAAACCGACAGGTGAGCGCGCCACGGCTTTAAGCCGCACGCTCACTGTGGAACAGCCCTGCCCCTTTTGTGGAGACGAGTCCAACCTCGAGGCCATAGAGGCCGAAGGACTTGCCCCACTCGCCCACATACGCTGCAACACCTGTGGCGCTCGTGGACCCGTTACAGGCAACCAGAAACGCGCTGAGAGGGACTGGGATATCCGATCAGGGCTATTGCCGGTGCTATCCTGTAGGCCAAAAAGAGAGGTCTGACATGAAAGATTGCAACGGGATACTACTGTCGACGGGAGACTTGGTTCAGGTTATCAATGGTGACGACCCGCACGGCCAAAATTGGCGAGGTGAATCGTGCTGGGGCATTGGCGCGATTGTTCCCAATTCAACGGGACCATGCAGGATATGTCACTCGCCGGAAGTGGCCGTGCCTTTTGGTGGCTCCCAGTGCGCTTGTGGTTGTCGTTTACTAAAAATATCCCCAGACGCCAACCAATTCGAGCAAGAGCGGGAGAAGGAGGTGATGACATGACGTGTGCCTGCTGGAAGTTCACCGACACCGGTCACACGAAAGGTCGCTGCGGTTTGGTGTCTCGTGATTGAGCTGAAACACTTCGCGCTGTTCGTGATCGGGTTTGTGTTTGTCCTGGTGGTCGTTGTTGCGTTCTACGTTCGCAAGCTTCGACGCCAGCGCAACGAGATCGATTACTGGATCGGTGAATACCTGAAAGCGAAAGAGCCGACACAAACGGAACTACGCCGCAGACAATTCGAGGAGGAAAGCGGATGACTGACCAAACCCCCGAAGAACTGGCGCAGTGGTTGGAAAACAAAGCAGCACCACAACGTGATGCCAGGTTCAGCCAAGCCGCCGCCCGCCTGCTTGAGCTTGAGGCAATTGCAGGTAAAGTCGGCGAGACGATCAAGGAGATCGATGACACGCAAGAGGCAATCAGACAGGCCGAGCGGTGGAAACAAGAGCGCGACCAACTCAAAGCCGAGAACGAGCGGCTGGTGCAGCGGATTGGCGACGAGCAGGGCGAATATAATCCAACGATGGTAAACCCAAGCACCGTCGCGGAAGTGATTGACTGGCACAAAGCTGAGGAAGCGCTTGCCAGACGCCATGATGCATTTGGAATCGCACTCAGACATCGTATGTTTGTGACGCTGATCGAAACTCAAGTAGCCGAGAACGAGCGGTCAACCTCCGTGCTACTGTGCGGCGGGCGCGCTCAACGGCTGCGCGAGCGTCTTGCCGATTGCGATTTCGCGCTCGGCGGCACAAAGGAATTCAGCAGGATCCACCGCGCGGAGCGTGATTACTTTCGCGCCGCGCTCGAGACTATCGCCGGCGGA